AGCACCAGCTAAGCTACATTTTAATTGATGCTCTTTATTACAAAAACCGCCACTGCCTCCAGGTTTTAAATTCAAACATAATTCGTCTTTAATCAATTCTTCATTTACTAAGTGAGATTCATAATCATATGCTTCTTTGTTAGTTTCAAAGAATGCAAGAATCCTTCTTTGGAAGTTTTCCTTGCCGTACTTTTTAATTGATCTGGCTAAACGTTTACCGGAGCCAAGATATCCATCATCAATATTCCATGTTGAATGAACACCAATGTAGTAAGTGCCGTTTAGTAAATTTATAGTTTTGTAGACGAACTGCATTCGTCTACGTTTTTCTTTAAAAGAACTCATTTGTACAAGTATTTTTAGCTATATATACTCGGACAGCGGTGGACACAGTGGGAATCGAACCCAAGCAATCTGATTGCAAATCAGTTGACCTGCCGTTGGCATCTGGCCCATAATAATAGCAGAGAACAATGGGATCGAACCATATCCAAATTAATGAACTCAATGTTTAGCAAACATGCCTAGACCCAGTCTAGATTATTCTCTATGTTGGCACTGTAGGAGTTGAACCTACGACCCTCTGCGTGTAAAACAGATGCTCTATACCAGCTGAGCTAAGCACCAATGTATTTTAATATAAGGCATTTTATGCCTTGCTGATTAAAAAGGACTCGAACCTTAAACCCCCGGTTCAAAACCGGTGTGCACCATTACACTATAACCAATCGATAGTTTCGAACCTATCAGACTTAGAGTAATTAATTCTAAGTTTTGTAGCGTGAAAGGGATTCGAACCCCCGACCTCCGGGTTATGAGCCCGGCAAGCTGACCACTGCTCTACCACGCAATTTTTATAGTACCTAATATAGGATTCGAACCTATACCGTCTGGTTCCTAAGACCAGTGCCTCTACCAATTGGGCTAATTAGGCAATTGTTTAATTTTAAATAATAAAGCACAGGTTGAAGGATTTGAACCTCCATCGACGGTTTTGGAGACCGGAATGCTGCCAATTGCACCAAACCTGCGTATATTTTTTTGGTAATCCAAGAAGTCAAAGAGCGTAATTTTTAGTACAATATAAAGGTAACTATAAAAATTGGGATTAGCAAATTTTTAATGTTATCAAATTGTTAATTTTTAATTTTGTGCAGAGGAGGTAGGTGTCGATCCCAATACCCGAAGGTACCAGCAGTTTTCAAGACTGTGTTGCAGGCCGCTGCAATTCATCCTCTATATACATAAAAAAACCCAGCGTTTTAAAAAAGCTGGGTTTTTCAATTTGAAAATATGTAAAACACTGTTTACATCCCAGGTGGGTATTTATTTTGAATATATGCGACGCGATCATTTTTAGGACATAAACCTTCATTACTAAAAGCACACGGCAGACTCGACGCTATAAATCCAAGCGACCAGTTTGTTGTATGTGTTAATGTATGTTGTGAAATTTTCATTGGTTTATTTTTTTGTTATAGTATATATATACGGGTAAGAATAGATAGTTTTCTAAATTTAGCTTTTTTTTCTTAAATTTTAAGAAACCTTCTTATTTTTTAAATCTTAGAAGATTTTTCTTGGTGTTCTAGCCATTCAATGCCTATTAGATTAACTAGAGGGCGGTTTAAAAACACTTGTATTTTTTTCTGCGTAGAACTTACAATTTCATTGGTTTTACTCTTATCACCATTGTCTACGATTACGCAATTTTGGATTCCAAATTCGTTTGTAATTTTACCTAAGTTGTCTTGTGACTTTTGCCAAGCGTCTTCTACCAGAGATTTTGGTAATTGCCTTTCTCTTTGTGCATTTCTCTCAAGAGCAATGCGCAACGGTGTGTTTACATAAATGCAATAGCAATCGTAACCCAGGGCTCTAAGAGAACTTACTTCAGCGCGAACCGTTTCAAAAGTTTTACCCGTTCCTTGTATAATCAAGCCTAAGCGTGAAGTTGTAAAGAAGTTTGATTGCAGCTTAGTTACTTTTGAGGCAATATCCCTGGGCGAACCAATACCAACTGTTAAATTTTGAAAAGATTTATCATCCAGACTATCCAGTGATCTTAAATCAATACCAATTTTCTTTAACTGATGTTCAAAAGAAGTGTCTGGGTTTACTGATTTAAGACCTGTACTATAAGATATTGTTTGAAACCCTTGCTCCGGTATATCAAATAGTCGAGAAATTATATAAGACTTGCCAGACCCTGGACCTCCATAAACAAATACAGCCTTTAGCTGATGCTTATCATGCACACCTTCAGTTAATGGCATAATTTGTGTATAGTCCAGAGATTCAGCTAAGAATTGCGAGTAATTTAAAAAATTCATAACAGTTTTATTTTTTTAATATAACACCAAGTTTGGCGATTTTGTTATATATAAGATCAAATAGAGGGATTCGAACCCACATCTCCAGGATAACCTGACGTAATACCATTATACCATATTTGATTGGGCGGGTTCATGAGCGCTCTCTGCCCGCCGAGACCTTGCGGATAGCCGAAGCCATAGCCTAGCAAGACACATTATTAAGTATTTATTAATTGTAATAATTCGTAAATAAATTTAGTAACGTATACTCCTAGAAAACTGCCGAGTCCAGCACCAAAGGCATATATTATCCTGTCAGTAGTGTCACAAAATGCAATTCTTTTTACATTATACGACCAGATAAGACTTACTAAAAATCCAGTAATAGTAGCCCCAAAGATAAAACCGTGTGCGATTTGATAAGTGCTAGACGAAACAAATATTACCTGTAAAAATCCTGATAAAAACAAAAGTACTTGATTTTTTAATTTATCACGTAAATGACTATCAATCAAATATGGTATAAGGGTGCTACGTATCATATCTTCTTATTTAGAGCCAAAACCTATCGATGCTCGCTCTTGTTTCTCTTCTGTGAATTTATCGTTTTGGTTGTAAATATCTGTAAGAGTCATATCTTTATCAATTACTGAAGTAAACCCTAATGAGTCCGACAATTTTTGCGCTTGCTCTTTAGGTAATTTTTTAAATTCATGTTTAAGAATTAATCGGCCTTTGCGAAGAAGCGCTTCGTCAATTAAGGAAATATCATTATTGAAGGTACAGATAATCTGCGTTCCTAAAAAATCAGAAATAATTCCATCCGTTAAATTAAGCAAATTGTCTACCGTAGTGCCACCTGTTTTACGAGACTTAATAGCACTTTCAGCATCTTCAATAATTAAAATTGAATTTGGATAACCTGACATTAAGGGTAAGAAAGAAGGATCTGTTAAACACTTAATTAATTGGTTTGGCAGATAGATTACTGTTCTATCCTTTGACATAATTGAAATTAAATATCGTATGTACACTGACTTTCCAGTGCCAGGCATACCGTGTAAAAGAGCAATCCCTTTTTTATTTTCTCGATTTAGGACTGACAATAGGTAGTTATGCTTTTCAAGCCACTCTTTGCCATAATTAAGTTCTATATCTATTTTGGGATTATCAATATCAAAAGAACGAAGGATTAAACGCCCCGAATCTTGAATAACCATATAAACCGGAGACTTTTCATTGCTGCGTATTATTAATGAATTTATAGCTTCAGCAAAAGATTTAGCATATTCGGTGTTGCTCGCGTCAAACAGCATTTCTACTGAAATTTCTACCTCTTTCTCGTCTGTATTATATTGATAGTCTACTGCAATTAAGAATTTAGCAGCGTTCAGTCCTTTACGATATGCTTTTATCGATGTTACGCAGAAAGGATTATTTTCATCTTTAAGTCTATGGACAATTTGAAACGGTGTACAACATCTTTTAAGCAATTCTTCAAATTCTGCAGCCTTCACTACAATATTACTTTTTTGCCAATTACTAGGTGGTATATCATTGTTTGACCACCAAAAATTTTCGAGAGCATGATGCGTGGAATTGCCGTCTATGCTTATGATTTTATTGATATTTTCCATGTATACATTATATACTGGTAAAAGATTTTAGTTTTTATTGAGAGACGCTACTATTTTTATTGCTGCGATTTTTGCCCATTCGTCTGGCAAATTATTAGCGTGTTTAAGATACTCACATTTAATTCGGTTCTCAATCATATCAACCAACAGCTCTTTTTGCGTTGGTTTAATTTCGTATTCAATTTTGTCTACACGGATTACTGATCCTTGACCATGCATTAATTGAATAACATAATCGCCAAAGTAATATGCTGCTGACGTGAACATATTGTGATAGTGCTTGTCGTCGCATTCTTTGCAATATTTTTCAGCGTATTCAAAAGCTAACCAGAGCAAAGTTTCTCTAGGCTCATAATAACCAAGATCCATTTCTCGTTTTACATATTCTTTTGATGAATACTTATCCAACATTTTTTCCATTGCCGCATTAAGATCCGGCTCAGCTTTTTCTTTAAACCGCTGGATATGTGAATCATTAATGGTTTCTTGATTAATTAAAGATTCTATACGATTTTTAATTTCATTTGTCATAATACACAAAATTTTAGAATAACTACCTGTATTATATACCGGTAAAAAAATTAGTTTTCAGATGGTTCTAAAGGTATAGGATCAACGGAAGACGCTAGTTATTCTCCGGTTTGATATACAAATTAAAATTTTTAATTTCCTTCTAAGTTACTGAAAAATACTCTTCATTATTATTTACGATATATTCAATCTCCGGTTTTTCTATAGTTTGAATAAACACAAATTCTAAATCTAATTCTTCTAATGTTTTATTCTGGAGCTCTACGCCTTTTTCTTCAGCAGTTAGCAAATAATAAGCTTCGTAGATTCTACCGCTTTTTATATGAAGAAATCTATCAATTACATGTGATTCCATATTACCAATTTATTAATGATGAATTATTTACCGTAATAGTTTCTTGATACGCATCTATAGCAATTGTTGGAGATGAGCTCATTCCCGTTGCTCCATTAAATGCACTTAGGGTTAAACCGTAATATGATACCGGCGGCATATTAGTAGTTATCGTTGTTCCTACTTGTATGTTATTTATATAAGCTTTTACTTCGGTGCTATCTCTATTAATTTCTAAAGATAATTTATACCAAGTATTAATTAAAGGATTAGCTAGAAGAAGTTGTCTAGATACGAGAATTGAAGAAGTTGACGAATTTAAGTAAAAACCAGCTGTACCAGAAATAACTTCTAATGATAACATAGCTTTCGAATCACTATAAGGACCTGAAGTATTATGAAACGACATAAAAAAAACATAAGGCTGAGCGGTTGTAGGCAATTGATTAAATCTCATTAAAATATCAAATTTGAATTTTGCACCATTAATATAGTATGGAGATCCTTGAGCATTACCACTATCTCTTCTAGTGGTAGCGCTACCATTCGCGGCTGATCCGCTTCTTAATAAAAAAATACCTTGTCCTGGTTGATATTGGCCGGTTTCTCCAACTTGTGTAATATTTGCAAGACTACCAGCACCAATGTTAGTTGAAGCAAAACCAGTTCTATCAAAAAAATGTTGATACCAAGAAAAATTATTGGGGTCAAAAACCCCAGCAGATCCGGTTGGACCTGTAATACCAATTGGCCCAGTAGGTCCTGTAGCACCAGTTGGGCCTGTGTCTCCTATAGCACCAGTATTGCCAGTTGGGCCAGCAGCTCCTGTATTGCCTGTGTTGCCCGTAGCACCTGTGTCTCCTTTTGGACCTGTGTTGCCCGTAGCACCTGTATCTCCTGGGTTTCCTTGACTGCCCGTAGCACCTGTGTCTCCTTTTGGACCTATGTTGCCTGTAGCACCTGGGTTTCCTTGACTGCCTGTAGCACCCGTGTCTCCTTTTGGACCTGTGTTGCCTGTAGCGCCAGTTAGGCCAGTAGCACCTGTAGAACCAGTATTGCCAGTTGGGCCAGCAGCTCCTGTGTCACCTGTAGCACCTGTATCTCCTTTTGGGCCAGTAGCTCCAGTTGCTCCCGTGACACCTGAAGAGGCAGAAATTGTTACCTCATTACCCTCGCCATCATAATAATTTCCTGCACCATCAGTCTGTAAAAGATTTTGAAATGAAGACGATACCTCCTGTAATGTTAAATCATAATTTGGATTTTTTGGCATTATTATCTAATATTAGAAATCTTAACTCCTATCTTTGGTGTATTATCTACTGACTCTGCAACTCTAACTGTTACTTTTCTATGATTAACCGCAACAAAGGTTTCCTCCCAAGGATTAAACATCATATCATCTGCAATTACTTCTAGTTTTATCGTGCCAACTTCATTTTCTGCAAGAAAATTCATTTTCTTTAAAGGAATTTCACAATGACCATTACCGTCAATAGTTCCTTCAAACATATAAGTCATATCGCGGCTCTCTATAATAACTCGGGCCTTACTGCTTCCTGGATTTGCGCCGGATATTTCCATATCGCAAATAAAGGTTTCTGTCTTATCTCTGTACAATTTATAGCCAGCGGCCGGTTCTTCAATTGGCATAGGTGCGTATGATTCAAATACCTGAGTTTCTTTCGCTGCATGCGAAACGGATTCAGTAATTGTTTGTGTATAGTTAGAATTAGAAATTGTTCTATCTTGTAATTTGTCTCCAGACAAAGCCTCTTCTGGCGCTCTCTCTGTTCTTTGAGCGCTAACTGGCGTTTTGAATGTTGACAAAAATTCTTCGAAGCTTTCCATATTTATGTGTTGCTTTTTTATTATATATCCCTATGAATATGAGTTACTTTAACTTGCGGTCTTAATACTTCCTCGATTGTTCTATTAATCTCGGTCAATGTTAATTTGCATTCTGGCTTTCTCTGTTTTAAAGAATGCACAGTAATTCCATTAACTTTGCATACAAGATTAACAAAGGTCTTATACTCTTTAGAGTCTAATTCTTTTTTAACAATTTGAGCTGGAGTTTGCTTCTGCTGTTTATGAAAAATAACAGGTAACCCGCCTCCACCGCCGCCGCCTGAAAAGATTTTTTCTACTTTTTTAGTAACAGCAACATCAGCCCAAGTGTATAATGTTCCAATCCATTCTGAGTCTACTTCAGGCCATCGAAGATATATCTTTTCTTCCATCTACATTTTATGAAAATTGATAAAAAGTCTTTATTTGTAAGGTGTGTAGTTGGGTTTCCCATTTACACGAGTGCAACGAAGAATTTGCTTTCTTTGTTTTCCAGTTGCCCGGTAAGATACATGAACCCAATCTGGATTTTGGTCAGTTCCATATTCCCAAACTAATTGATCAAATTCTAAATTGTTTTTAATGAATTCAAAAACCATACGATTTGTTACTCCAGTTGTGGTGCCATCTTGATCTAAATCCAGAGCTTCGCCGGTGCAATGCTGAGAAGTTTCTGAAGATCCAGGCGTAACCGCATTAAGAGCTTTTGATCTATAACCAGAAGACAGGGTAATTGGTTTTCCAAAATGAGCACGAATAGGTTCAAAAACCTTTTCTGCAATTATTCGTAAATTAGCCAGGTGGTTTGGCGTAGGGTTATTGTCAATACCCATACGAGCTGCAGTATTAGAACGGACAGCTTCTTTAAGAGATAGGTGTTCTGAAATTTTTTCCATTATTCATTATTGTTTTTAGTTTCCGACGCGTATTTTACGCCCATTATTGTACCTACTATTGAAAATGCATTCGTAAGTAGAATACCAAACATATTAGACCAGGTTGATCCGATAATCTGAGTATCTTTCTCAGTAAACATAGCAATGCCATACATAAAAGTTGTAATTATACCAACTGACATAATTACGACCAACGCAACTTTAACAATGGTGCTAATTAATTCATTCTGTGTGCGTTTTTGAATAATATCTAAATCGTATATAGCTGAATCTTTTGCTTTTTCCGATTCAAGCCTCATAGTTTCTGCTAAGATTCTGGCTTCATCAGCATGTTCTTTAGAAGTTAAGGCTTCTTCTTTAGCGGTTTCTGCTGTGTTTAAAGCTGTTTTGAGAGTATCAGTCAGTTCCTCATTTTCTCTTTTCCAATTAAGGAGTTCGGTATTTTGTTGCTGAACCTGCTTAGTAACATCGAGCCTTTTTTTCCTGGCACCTTTATCTCGATTTAAGGCTTCATACAAATATGTGGAAAATTCAACATCACCCTCATCAGCTTCTAAAACTTTTAAGATGTTGCCTTCTAAAGATAAACGATTATCTTTTTGTATTTGTAAGAGTAGGTCTCTTGTTAATTTATCAACTTTCATTATGCGTAAACTTTAAATGGTAGTGTGTGATTTTTATAGCCTTCAAAATCTAATTTGAAAGCTTCTAGGCGAGGCTCAATTTCGTCAGATTTAATTATCCAGAATTGGGCACCTGCCGCTTTGGCTTTTTCTTGTTCTTCAGGTTCGTTAGAAGAAGATATGATTCCAATAACCATACCATTACCCATTTCTTGAGTTACCTTACGAATTAATTCAATGCCGTCGAAAGATGAGCCTATTATGTTTAAATCTACAAAAACGCATTCAGGTCTAGGTTTACCCGTTTGGTACATACCTTCAAAAGTTTTGGCAGCTTCATCAGAGCTATCTAAGCACTCTAAAGAAATAGATATATCCAAAAGACTACAAGCATCTTCGAATACTAAATGAAAAAGACTTTCGTCGTCTACTAATAATATAGAATCAATCATTTTGTTTTTATTATTTTAATTTAATTGCAAGTTGTGTGCCGCCTTGAGGTAATTTATTACAGGCGATTATCATCCCATGTTCCTCAAGAATCGCTACACATATATTTAGGCCTAGACCAGTACCTGATTCTTTTTGGCCTTCTTTCCTTGTATAAGGTTGTGATAGGTGTTTAAATTCTTCAGCGGTTAATCCTCTGCCATTATCTTCTACATATAATATATCATCAACTCTATATATTTTAACCTGTTTATTAAGACTGTCATTATACTTTAAGCCGTTTCGGATTAGATTGTCTATAGCTGTACAAAATAGTGCTTCATTAACATTAAATTCTCCAATATCCGACATAGAAATTTGTGATTGGTAAGCGGTTGCAGACAGATAGTCTTCTAGTATAAATTTTAAATTGCAATTTGTGCGATTGAGAACAACATCTTTCTTTACAAGATTGGTAAATTCGTAAACTCCCTTATAGACTTTTTGAGTATGACGTAAACCCTCTTTAATCATTTTAAGAGGAGAATCTATTTTCATTTCTTTTGCTTGCGCTTCGGTAAGTCTGCGTTCTAATGAAGACAAACCTCTAGGCATATATGTATTTATTCCACTGTGCATATCATGACGTAGAATTTTAGCCGCATGCTCAAGATATGTATTTTTCTTTGCGATTTCAGCTTGTTGATTAAAACTTTCCGTAACATCGGTTGCAATTTTCATTATTCGATAAGGTTTGCCATCAACTCCTATAATTGGATTATAGGTAGCTTGCAAATAAACCAAAGATCCATCTTTTTTCTTTCTGATAATTTCACCGCTAAAGAATTTTCCACCTTTAAGAATGTCCCAAAATTTTACATATTCTTCGGTGTCTTTAACGCCATCTTCGACAAATATGCTATGATGCAGCCCGGAGATATTTTCATTATCGTAGCCCATTGTTTTTAGGAAGAGCTCGTTAGCAAATTTTATATTACCATCTAGATCAAATTCAATAACTGCGTTTGATTGATTAATAGCGTCCATTCGATTACGAAGTTCGTTTTTCAATTCAAACATTTTATCAGCTGATTCTTTAGATATGGAATCATTACTCATTGTGATAACATCTCGTATAAGTATTGAGAATAAAGGAATAAAAGATAAAAAGCAAACAAATTCCGTCCATCTGGTAATTTCTGTAGAATCCCAGTTATTGAATAAAACATTTATTTTTACACAACCAAAAATGAGCATTACTATAATAGCAATGCCCAGTGTAATTTTTGTCCTTAAATAGTATTTCATACTTCTAATTTATTCAGCTTCATCAAAGACCTTTTTAAAAGATTTGGCATCAGTAACTTCTTCACCGTATAGCTCAATTGTCTCATCGTCTAAATTAATAGAGATTTCGCCTGCCTGATATTTCATATCAAGAATAATAGTGGCATAATCTTTCCCGATTGCGGTTCCGCCGGTAATACGTTGTCCTGCCTTTTCTGCCCAAGAAGCAGCGTTTTTAACCATTCTAGTTGCTAAAGGACCTTTTCTTTTTGCAAAATCTAAAACGTTAGTTGGAACGTAAGCGGCTTCGTTTAAACGAGACTCGCCAATAAATTCATTAAATGTTGGTATACGATTCATATTTGTTTTGTTTTATTTGTTAGTCCAGAGTAAATTTGATAGCTCTGAGTATGCATACTTGTCTATCAAATAATTTTCTAGTTTTTTAAACTTTGGCTGTTGGTCAGCCTTACCTAAATAGGGATTGCCTTCAGTTTGTAGTTTTATCTGATGAGTTATTTCGTGCAAGATAGCCCGTTCAGGATCTTTTAATTTTGATAAGTCAAATGAAATATAGAGAGGTTGACCAGTTTTATCATTATATGAAGTGCTTGCGCCGCCATACTTAACATTTTGAAATTTTAAAGGCAATTCCTTAATTTTTTCAGCTTTGCATACAGCAGAATAATAAGCCTTAACATTGGTAGAACTTACTGCTTCGTTAAGATCTGCATCTGCGTCTGCACTGTTTAATTCATTAAGAAATTCTTGAAATGTTGGTATGCTCCACATATTTACTTTTTGGATTCTATATAAACAAAAAACCTGATATTTTATTTATATATCAAGGTGTAGGGAAAAGATTTCTTAAATACAATTATTGGTTTTTGCTAAACACAATAGCAGCGTCGCCAGTTTCTGTATCTTCAACTTCAGTATATGTTAAGCCAGCTTTCTTTGCGGAATCTAAGATTTTGTTCCAATCGCCAACAGCGCCGGAAAAACATACCATTGCTTCTTTTTCTCTAATTCCTAAAGTTTTAAGGGCTGTATAGTATTCTTTAGGTAATTTGCCATCATCTTCTAGGTCTGCAGCATCAATAAAATTATCAACTAAATCGTCGACCATTTGGCTGAATTTTTTAACTTTATTACCCATAGTAATTGTAGATTCATTAATGAATTCTTGAAATGTAGGAATGTGTTTCATTTTATTATTTATTTTTTTTGGTTTTGCCTAAACAAAAAACCCTGATATTTTATTTATATATCAGGGCGTAGGGAAAAGATTTCTTAAAAGGCGTTAAGACTTTTATAGTTTAATTAATTTGTATGTTGCTCCGTAACATTCATTCACTCTTTTTTCATCTAAATGATCGTCACCGTAACAAGCATGCCAATATAATTTGCCATTGTTAATATTTGAAGTGTATTCAGAAAAGAAATACCCATACCCTCCTTCTTTTAGCAAAAGCATGTATTCCTTGTTAGGTGTAGGGATGTTATTAGGGTCAAACGGTAACCATTGGTTATCTGGGTGATTATCTAAATAATCCTTAATTGGCTTTATTAAAATATCTGCTTCTTCAGGTGTTAAAGTGTCAACATATTTAATCCATTCGGCTAATGCTGCTTTACGCTTTTCTAATTTAGCTTGGCTCATATTTTGATTAGTTTGTATACTCCTTCATCAAGATTATGGTATTCCCACAAAACATCTCCTTCGATATCTTCCCAATTACCATTTACCACATTAAAAGAATAAACAGTACCGCCTCCTTGACGTTTTACTAACAAACACCAACCGTCTTTAGCTCTTGGCAAGTTGCCCTCGTCAAGTGGCAGCCATTCACTATTAACGTCAATTCGCAAATGATTAGTTCCTTCCGCCGGCTGCTCATCGTCTTCTTCTGCGTGCCTTACAAAATTCCACTTCCAAGTAATAGTGGCAGGTTGGCCATCAGCAAATAACTCAACTGGATAGTCAGGTAGTTTGCCATCAGCAAATATTGGGTCTAGGTCTTTAATTGTTAGTTTTGAATTATCCATTACGATAGTTTGATTGTTAAATTAATAAGGGTAATACTCATTACGAGCTTCAATTAAATTAATTTCTGCTTGTTTTAGATTTTCTTTTGCTGCTTCACGACGTTCAAATGCTTTAACATAATCGTCAGAAATGGATTTGTAATGTTCTAAATCTCTGATTCTTTTTTCTTGTATTGCAATTGTATTTTGAGCTTCTAACAAGCTGTCTTGTAATGTTGCTTTTTCAGTAGCATCTAAAAATAAGTTGCTAGAATCTTGCGCTTGGGCATTAAATCGGTCTGCAAGTTCACTATACTTATCTCTCCATGTATTTCGTTCTTCTTGCAATTGTTTTTCATCAATCAGTAAGCTATTATACTTAGCTTCCCAATCTATTTTTTCTAATACTTTGCCCACAAATTGACCAAAAGTTTGTTCTTGTTTTGCTGGTCGTATTGCGTCTGGACGTTCTGGAAATGCAGTACCCTCCCAATCGGCAATTGGAGGCGTACTTTTTACTTCAGGCTTTTCCGCTTCCACTCTTGCAAGGTCGGTGAGTTTGAAAGCGTAACGTATCCATTCTTCTTTACTAAAGGTAATACTTTCTTTATACTGCGAGTACCAACCTTCTCCCCAACTATTAACTAAAACCAAGTAAGGTAATTTATCATACTTTCCGCTATCCAACGGATACGCAGCATATCCCCAACCTTCAGGCGGTGCAAGTTGGTTAAGTATGTGGGTGGCGTAGTCAAGGGCGGTAAGTAAAATTGCATTGTTATTATCTTTGTAGCACCTATCTAAGTAGTAACTACCTAAATTACCGTGATGGTCATCTGTACGAAAATACTGAAAGTAAATTTCAATATCAGGCATTTCACCTGCTTTAATTTTTTGCTGTAATGTTTGCGCTTCATCGAGCGTCAATTCTTTTGTGTATGGGTACATATGTTTTAAATTAGGTTTAGATCTTTTAGTTTAACAAAATAATACGTTGGTTTAAATAAAACCAGGCCAGCAGGCGTAGCAAAGTTTTCTTGCATAACTTCAACTACTGCAAAATCTGCATTAGGGTCGTTACGATGTATTTTGCCGCGTAATTCGCCGTTAGAACTGTACATACGTGGGTCAGGTGTAAACTGTACCCAGACTCCCTCTCTAAATTCAAATTGAGTTTTATCGCGGTTCATAAGAATAAAACGATTAATTATAGATTTGTTTGTGACTCATTGCAGTGAAGTCCAGGATTTCTACTGAAACTGTATCGCCTATTCTATATTCACAATTACTTGCTAAATAATACCCGCAATCGGTTTCCATACTCCAATAACAATCGGGCAGGGTACCTGGGTAACGATATACTTGAGACACTTTAGTCACCACGCATTTTACTTCTTGCTTAATGGGTGATATAGTTTTACATGCCGCCGCAGATAACAAGACGGCTATTGAAATAATTAAGGTTTTCATATAAATAATATGTAAGTTTGGATTATTAGTTTTTTGTTATTTAATGTTTAAACGTAATATTTTTTGAATTCTTTATCAGTCTAAAAAAATGAGTAGACGCTGACTTAAAATTCAACGGCTTATCTGTCTTTGGGTGTTTTGCCAGGACAATTCCCATTGCTTCTATGCTGTTTGTATTGCCATATAGGAAATAATAACGGGCAGGTGTTTTGTACATTGCAGGTTCTTCGGCTAATATAAAAGTCTTTGTGCTGTAAGTGCCGCCAACCTCTGCTTCTAGCAATAATTTTAGTTTGTTCTTGTCTATTAACATATTTTTTAATAATTTAAAATAAGGGATAATTTAAGTGTCAATCTCTCTAGTAGTCTCTAGACTTTTTCTTTTACAGATAGACTTGTTAATTTTATACAGATTTCGCAACTAGTTCTTAAAAAACCAGGAATCGCTTAAAAAAATTATAGACGGCTGCCTAGATCACGCTCAGCAATAATCATAGCCTCATCAGGTGTTAAACCTGGAATATCTGACATTGCCTGCAGGGCTGCGTAAACCAATTTTGAAGTAACAGATAAACGATCAGCTTCACGAAGAATGTCTTGTATAACTAATAAATGACTTTCGCTGGACTCTGATTGAAGTTCTGTAGTTATATTCCCGTAAACTTCTTGAACCTCTTGAATGTCTTTATCCACATCCTTTATTGCAGAATATTCCCGAGAGCTTAGGTAAATCTTAAGTGGCTCTTGAAAATTGTCAGCTGCGTGAGAAAATGGCACAATTGGAGTTAAAAAATTGCCAATGCTAATTTGATTCAGCCATTTAAAAAAATCATCAAAATCCCTCTTTTCAATATAAACCAATACTTTCATATAATAAACTGTATTTTATATATTACAAAAGAAAAAGCCCAACGCAATGCTGAGCTTTTCTTATAGGGTGTTCTATAGTGGTTTATTTAAAAGACTTAATATCCTGTATTTCGTCTCTCATTTGCTGTGCTAACATTTTTACTCCTTGCAAGGATTTACGAGCCCTAATACCAGCGGTTTTATTGCCGTGAATATAAAATTTCTCGAGATCTTCTTTAGTGGATTCAAGTAGCAAAACAATTTCGTTGTATATTTTCATTTATTATATTACAGGTTTGATGGATAGTTCTTATTTTTTCATATTTTCGCCGCGGGTATTGTAATAAGCTCGGCCGTATGATATGTAAATTTCTTCACCACATTGAATATAACGGGTTGCAAAAATTTTAAGTAGCTTTTTGTCTTCATTATATTCCCATCTAGCGTTTGGTTGGTTTCTATGATTATAGTTGCTGCCACAGCCTAATGCAAGAACGTAGACATCATTGCTGATCTTAAACATATGATCTATTAAAACTGTCCCTTGCACTTCCTTAAACGGTGCTTCTATCACATAGCATTCTTCGATTAATTCATTATCAGAAATATCATCAATCGCGTAAACCCCGTTTCCATTTTCTGTTTTACCAACTCCAATTTTTTCCCATTGTTTTACTGCTGCAGACTTTCTTAACATTCCCTGCGGCTCTTTCATAAAACTTGGTTGAGTGGGCTCTTCTATTTTAGTCTTTTCGAACAGTTTAAAATTCATTAGTCTAGGTTTGGTTTTATTTCTGCTATATACCGGTCAAGTGTAATAAAATGCGGATTTCTAACGGATATAGACTCGTTTGTTGATTTTAATTTATCACGTTGTTTTACATAATCTTTGTATGTTAAGATATTAGATTTAGGTGAATTTGTTTCAACTGATTCTCGTTGCGCAGCTTCTTCTTCTTCTCTTCTTCTACGTTCTTCTGGAGTTTCTTCTGGAGTTTCTTCTGGAGTTTCCTCAGGTGTTTCTTCTGGAGTTTCTTCTGGAGTTTCCTCAGGAGTTTCCTCAGGAGTTTCTTCTGGAGTTTCCTCAGGTGTTTCTTCTGGAGTTTCTTCTGGAGTTTCCTCAGGAGTTTCTTCTGGAGTTTCCTCAGGTGTTTCTTCTGGAGTTTCCTCAGGAGTTTCTTCTGGAG